GGCGACCAGAAACCGTCCGACGACGACGCGTAAGCACTCATTCGTATGAATGATAATTCTATAACGATTTCGGGTTACGCTACGGAGCCTTGAAATGAAGCAGGGCATTGCCGGTCGCTGCTAAAATCCCCCCAGTGGCGGCCGGCAAACTTGCTTTGATCGATACGCTGAGGCCGTGCATGCTTATTCAGGCTCTGCACATCGCCGCTGGTTTGGTTGGCGCCGCCATTTGCTTTGCAATGCTCGCCATTTCGACCCGGTCCCGCCGGCGCTGGCCGCGCTAAGCCTGTCTACCGTGCGACGGGTGATGGGTTGGCAACGCTCTGGTGCAGGCGCACAATCAAGCGATGCGCATGATCATCCTACTTGCCTTGCTGGCAGCCGCCGCCCCAGCCGCTTCCCAAGATCGGGCAGCGGAGCGAGTTATCCGCGACCGACAGATCGAGCGGCAATATCAGCGTCGCAATCAGCCATATGATCCGTCAGGAACGCGCATCTTTGGTGGACAGCCGCAGCAGCAGCGCTCCATACCGCCAGCAGGCGTAGGCTCTACGGTTGTTCCAAATAGGTGATGGGTTCACCCGCCATTCATCCAGATGACCTAGGGTCAATTCGGCTGGCGGGATATCTCATGCAGATCGAATTGAAATGCCGGAAAGGCGAGAGTCACTTTCTTACCGAGCAGCAGCGGCCCTGCTGATCACGGCGATCATAACACTTCAGACTGCTTGGATGATCGCCATCGGCTATGCCGTGTGGGCGCTACTGCCGTAGGCGCCGATCACGACCGCTCTTGAGATCAATCGTGCCAGTCGAGTTCCGGCGCCCGCCCGGCCATATCCAGGAACACTGAGAGTCCGGCGAGGTGCAGGTTCAAAATCCAGAGCCAGGTCATACTCGCACCCTCTGCGGATAGGCAGACATGACGATAGGCTTCGTTTCTAAACGAGCGGTTAGCTCAGCCGCGGCTAGTAAGGATGCTTGGTTCGGACGCGTGACGATGCCGAGGAGGCTTGCGCGGCGTCATCAAACCGAACACCATTTTCGTTATGGCTCATCCCAAAATTCAGCAAATGCTCGATCTCGCGGAACTCGACGTGCGGCGCATTCGCTCCGCCCGATCAAGCGCTGCCGCCCGCAAAGCCTGGGGCGCGTTCCTTGAACACTCGAATAGAGCTCTCAACCGGCTTGAACAGTATGCGCGCAATACGGGACAGGGGAGCCGATACAAGGCCCTGATCGGGCAAGAGATATGGGCCGATGATCTAACGCGATACGTCCGCACTGCTCGCAACATTCATGAGCACGGTGTTGAAGACAGCGTGATTTGTATCCGGTTCGATGAGCGCATGGTAATGCCCTCCGGGTTCATCATGGGGGCCCCTCAAATTTATACCACGGGCAGTGACGGTCGGCTTAAAGTGGCTGCGAGGCAGATCGCCCCAATGGTTATCGAGGCAGCAGGCCCTGGTGTTAGAAAAGTAGTGCTGAGGCCGACTATCCGCATGATTCCTATAGCGGGAAGAGACGGTCAAATCATGCCGCCGGTTCCCCAGATAGAAGCTGAGGATGAACCGGAAATTGCGGCGGCGGCACGCATTTACCTTTGTTGGATTAGAGAGCGGATCGGTACTTTCAGGTAGGGCCGCAACCGCAATATCACCCATAGGTGCGATGCAGGTACTCTTCGGTCACGACCTCGATCGTCGCCCGGTTGGCATCGAGATAGGCGAGCGCCGTCTCGAAGTTCGTCCGAGCGTTGCTAGCCGACGCAAAGTCGTTGTGAGCGGCCAGGTAGACCACTCCTTTGACCGCAATGGCCGCGTCGAACAGTAGCTTGAAGCGGTTCGTCCAGTCGGTCGTGGTGTTGTTCGAGAAGCCCGCCGCGTTGCAGCACCTGATGTTATAGGGGTCACGCCAAGGGTACATCTCGGTCACGTCGAGGGGCATGCCGCCGCCGAGAGGGCTGTCAAAGCGCCGGATCGAACGGTAGTGGCGACGAAGCGCGGGGAACAGGGCGATTACATCGGCGGAAACGCCGGAGTAGTAGCTGCCGTGCCCACCACCCGACAGCCCGAGAGCGTTCTGATAATTTCGGAGCTTGGCGAATTCGGCGGTCACCCCATCGTCACCGAGTGCGAGATGACGGGTCAGATCCTCATCAATGTAGCCCTGAGATGCGACCTGCCACCCATGCACGTCTTGGAGCATGATGAGTTGATCGACGCTCAGCTTGCCAGAACCGCCGACGCCGTTCAGATGCGCTACGGGGCTCGGAAAAACCACACCGGGAAAGCCATACTTGGCCATCAACGTGCGGGGATACTCGACAAGGAACGCATCATCGAAGCTGATGATGCACGCCGCCTTGGGCAGCGGGTTCGGCACGTACTCGATGTGGCTAACTTCCAAAGTTGCGACGGGGGATGTCGAGGACGACACCCACAGCCTCGCAAAGGAGATAGCCGACAGGTCGGCGCCAGTTCCCACGGCGGTCATCTCGCCGATTGCACGGCCGACCGACTGCCAGCGGCCGACGCCGCTCTGTGAGGTCGTGAGAGCCAGGAGATCGCCGCCGCCCTCGTGCGTCTTGTGGTAATTGGCCGTGGGCGAAGCAGGTGTCCCGGCGCTGTGAAGCTCCATCGAGAAGCGGCTCAGATTGCCGCCCGGCACATTGAGGTTGGCGATTGGCTTGAAGAACAGCCGGATGTAGCCGCCTCCGCTGACATTGACCGGCGTTGTCAGCGCCACAGACGGTGCGAGCTTTGTGTCCGCACCGTTTCGGGGTGCGAGCCTGAGCGTCGTCGTGCCGTAGGGGCTGTCCGAGTTTGCTACATCAGACGTATCGGCAGCGGCGTTCGTGGTATTGGTCGACCCTGCAAACGTCATGTTTGCCTTTTTGTCGAAGACGGCGAGCGTCCTCTGGCCGGGCTGACGCTTGGGGCCGGGGTTGTTGATGCGGCCCCCGACCAGCGGTGCGCCGGGAACAGCATTGACCGCATCGGGGCTCTTGGCGGTCGTCGCGATTGGCTGGAGCGCGTCGACCATAAGCGAGCGCTCGGCAGCGACGGCGGTATCATAGGTTGCGGGCAGCGCCATGGTCAGGATGCCTTCTGCATGGGAACGGAGGCGATCACCATCGGGACGCCGTTAATGACGAATGCGCCGAGCGGCTGGACGGACCCACCACCCGTGCCAAGGGCGCCAAGCGTTTGCAGGCGCCGGGCGCCGACGAGAGCAGGCATGGGTCAGTCCTGGTCGATTTCGAGCGCGAGGGTGAAGACTTCTGCGCTGGCCGGGGTGTAGGCCGCGCGCGCCTCGATCAGCGCGTAGAGCAGCTGGGAACCCGCTGTCGCATCGAAGCTGATGAAGGCGCCGGCAACCGGGACCCCGATACCCTTGGCTCCATCCGAGAACGCGCGGTCCATCGTGACGTCGAAGGCGCCGATATAGGTCGCTTCCTTGGTCAGCCAAGCGCCATTGTCGCCATTGGTGATGCCTGTCGATGCGGCCGGGTCGTCGCGATAGAGATGCACGCGGAACTGGGCATTGGTCAGGCTGGTGTTGCTCTTCTTGAGCCGGGCGCGGCTGATGCGACCGGTTCCGGCATTGATGCGCGCTGCGGTGAGCTGGATGGCCGCGACACTGGCGGCGGTCGTGTTGTTCGCGACGAGATCACCCACGGCATAAGCGGTGGTGTCGGCCGGGCGGGTGAATTGGCCGCCGGCGATGACGGTGCGGCCTGAGGCAGTGACCAGCAGCGTGCCCGCGAGCGCCGTCGCGATCGCCTTGAGCCGGTCGAGCAGGGTGTTCGCCGTCGGGCTGGCCTGAACCTCGCCGACCAACCCGGCAAGCGTGTCCTGCTTCGCGGAGGTGGCGGCGCCAGTGGGCAGAGGCAAGGCAGACGCCGAGATGGCCTGCGTCGCCGGGAGGTTCGAGACGCTGACGGCGCCGCCTGCCTGCAAGGGCGTGCCGATCGCGGCGATGAGGGCCGTCAGGCGTTGCGCCACGCGCTGCAGGCGCCCGTTCAGTCCGCTCGATGCTGTGTCGGTGGTCGGGGCGGTTTCGGTCACCGCTCCGAGCAGGACGTTGCCCGCGGTCTGGTTGGCTGCCGACGCATCGCCACCGCCGCCGCTGGTCACCGCGACGCTGATCGGTCCAGTCAGCTTGCCGTCGATCGACGCGAGGCTTGCGTTGCCGGTGTCCTGCTTCGCCGCCGTCGAGGCCCCGGCCGGCAGAGCTGACGAGTCCACATGATGATGCGTGACCTCGCCATTGCTGCCGTCGGTCGTCGACTTGATCTTGACCGCCAGGCCGCTGAAGAAATCCTTGATGTTGAAAGCCATGATCGCTCCTCAGGCGGCCGCTGCGAAGGCGGCGTAATCGTCGTCGGTGTAGGAGTCGGCGGGAGGGGATGGCGTGAGGTCCGAGGCTCGGACGCCGACCAGAACGCAGCGCACGATCGCCGTGCCGCTGACCGAGCCAGAGGGCCCGGTGATCTCCCGCAGGGCGGCGCCCGCGGTGTGCATGGTGCGCCCGGCAGGATCGACCAGCGTCAGGCGGATGAAGGCGGATGGGACGCCGGCGAGCTTGGCGGTTTCGGTCTCGACCATCCTGATCAGACCGTGGGCCTCGCCTGCATCCGGAGCGAGGTTGTCAATCTCAAGCGTCGCCGCGATGTCCTGGCGGGCCGCGTTCCAGAGCCAGACGGCCGCGGTCACGGTCCAACCCGTCAGATCGACGATCGTCTTCTCCGCCAGCACCACGAATCGCTGAACGATCTCATCACCAGAGACGAACGGGATCTCGCCCGCGAGCGATTGCCCGCAGCCGCCATAGCGCGTCATCGGCGCGTCCTTTCAGGCAAGAAAAAGCCGCCCGGAGGCGGCGGAACGGTTGATGACGGACGGGCGCTGATCCTGTAGGGGTTCGCCAAGGGGTGGAGGGACGCCGAAATGACCAACTGGATTGCGTATATTCAAGGCGGACTACCACTCACTAAAAAGGAGCGCGTCCGGACCGATGCGCAGACAAGCCACCCCGTCCCGGATTGGGACGAGCCTACGTACAGGGCGGCTTACATCGGTCTACTCAACGATATCACGAGAGCGACCGACATCGAGAAACTGCGGTGGGTTGCTTTGAATCGTCTATTCGCAATTGCGGCTCAGAATGGTGACGCCGAAGCGATGCTGAAGTACGACGCAGAGAGAAACGCTGTTTCAGTGAATATCCAGAGCCAGGGCTAGCAGAACCCTGAACGCCTCGGGCGAAAAGCCTCCCCATAAACGACGGCCGTGGCCAGGAGTTGTCAAACCGCGATGCCACCCGAACCCTGCGCTTTTTCCGATTTCACAATCGAGGCCTACCGGCGGAACCTGATTTCCCTGCGCGACCGAGGCTACTCAGCTGCGGGTTTCGGAGAAAACCCGGTCGGTCGCCATGTCATATTACGCCACGACGTCGATATTTCGTTGCATCGAGCTCGAGACTTGGCTGAGGTTGAGGCCAAGGAGGGCTTTCGATCGACATTCTTTCTCATGACCCGAGGGCGCTTCTACAGCCTCCCCGAGCCTGAATGTTTTGCTCTCGTCCAACAGATCTCGGCGCTTGGGCATGAGATCGGCCTGCACTTCGATTCCGGTACAGATCAGTGGTCCGCGAAAGACCTTACGGCCGCGATTTCTCGCGAAAAGCACTTTCTAGAAGATCTCGTGGACCAGCCGATAAAATCAGTCTCCTACCACAATCCCGATATGTCGAACGTGCTGCAGTTCAACGACGAGAGAATCGCTGGGCTGCACAACGCCTATTCGGCAGCGCTTAGGCGTGACTACGTGTATTGCTCCGACTCCAATGGCTATTGGCGCTTCATGCCAATGCCTGAAGTCATTGCTGCTGGTCATGACCGGCTCTACCTACTCACTCACCCCGAATGGTGGACACCGACGCCGATGCCGCCTCGAGACCGAATTGCCAGGGCCATCGTCGGCAGAGCGGAAGCAGCGATGCAAGATTACGATCGCATTCTGCTCGACGCTGGTAGGGTCAATATCGGATCCGGCCAACGCATAACAATTGGAGGGGCCAGTTCTTGACTAAGCCTTCTGGGTCTCTGCGTTCCGACGAGCGCACGCTCGCGATGCGGAATGATATCCTTCTGCAGTTCATGTCCAACTTGATGACCGACGGCGAGCGGGCGGCCTTGTACGGCCTGCCAGACGGATGCCGCATGCGTGAGAACGCCAAGATATACAGTCCCGACAAGTTCACTTGTGGAGAGCAAGTGTGGATTGGCGAAGATGCGAAGCTCGATGCCAGCGGGGGGCTCTCCATTGGTAGTTTTACCAGCATCGGCGCCGGCACATACGTCTGGACCCATGCAAGCCTTTTGACGAACATCCTCCAAAGCAACGAGCCGGGCTCGCCCCTTATTCGTCGGGCCCCCACGACCATTGGGACCGGCTGCTACCTGCCTGGACCTACGGTCGTAATGCCTGGGGTGACGATCGGTGATTGCGTTGTCTGCCTGCCGATGTCGGTGATCACTCGCGACGTGCCTTCGTTCATGCTCGTTGGCGGCAACCCTGCTAAGGTTATTAGAAAGATCGACGCCGGCTTCGTTTCTGAGCTCCTTGATGACCTCCCGTTTGATCACGAGACCAAAGGCAAATATCTAGAGATTTTCGCCGAAATAGAAGGAAAGCATAGGTGATAGAGGCAATCGAAGCCGTTCTCCGCTCGGAGATTGGTGGCTATGAACCGATGAGGGACGCTCATACGTTCGAGAGCCTTGGACTCGACAGCTTCGACCTCGTCAATCTGCGCTCGGCCTTAGAAGCGAAGACCGGCCACAACATCCCCGACGCGGACTGGGTAGAATGTCGCCGACCGGCCGATCTAAAACGATACTTTGCCAACGGTTCGGCAACCAAAGAAGCCCCCGGGTCGATGACGTCGGTTCGCCGATTTAAAATTGGAATGCCGCAAATGGCTGTCGGCGGTCTCTCCGAGAACTGGTTGTTCAAGGAAATCGGCGATTTTCACTGGAGCCTAATTGCGTCAGGCTTAGGCGTCGAATCCAGCCAAATGTTTGATGGCAGCGGAAATCGCCTCTACGCGACGTTCACTCGGTTCCGTGTCGAGACGGACACTCCGTGGAGCGCCTATGGCGAAAACGAAGATTTGGCGATTACCGGTTCAATCGCTCGCTATGGATCCGGCCAGTTCATGGGGGTGTTCAAGGGTACATCCGGCACCAAATCGTTCTCGTCCACGGTCCTATCCAGCTTCTCGGCGCGATCCTCAGAAGGATCGAACTCTGACCTCCGCAAAGGTCAGCCAGTGATACCGCCGGATTGTCCCATCCCGGCCCTCGCTGAAAAGCCCCCATTTGTTCAAGAGTATCAACAGCGAAGGGCGCAGCGCGGCAACGCAAAAGAGGCTGTGTTCAATCGCATTTATGAAATCAACCCCTATGTCGATATCAATGGGGTGGGACTCCTATATTTCGCCGCATATCCGACAATCGCGGATTTTTGCGAAATGGGGCATTTCGGTCGAAGCTGGCCTGACATCGCCAGCACGCAAATTCGTGACGTCTTCTATTTCGCGAACAGCGATGCGAGTGAAGTTCTGAGATACCGCATCCAGTCTCTAGAAACCGCAGGTCGTTTGCTCACTACCCAGGCGACGCTCGCACGAGCAGACGGAACTCCGATGGCTCTCATAGAGACCCAAAAATCGGTAGCGTCCCAATGGACCCAGGAACCGACTGGCCTAGCAAACAGATTGCTATGCCCCGTCGGCTACGATCCAGAGTGAGCGATCAAGTGCAGCTAATAAAGCACAGGAAGATACTCGAATCCGGCGAATATTCTGTCTGGATCTCAACATTCGACACTGCACCCACTCAGGTCGAGTACCGATTTAAGCATTCTGTTCTCGGGATTGGGGTTTGTACCGGAGGCTATAGCGTGCTGACGTGGATGCGAGTGTACCGAAGCCCAACCTGGGGTATGAGGGTGGTCAAGGGTAAAACTGAGCAGAAATCTCAGCGGCCGTCTTGACGCGATAGTTGGACTGGAGGCCCGTCACCCATGCCGCACGGCTTTCGGACCCCGGCGGCAGTTGCCACCAGACTTCGCCGCTGGGGTGATCCCAGCCGATCGCCTGCATTATCCTGCGCGCCCACGTCCTCGGCCCATCAGGGCGCAGGAAGGTGACCTCCTTCCAGCCGGTCACGTCGAACTTGCCACTCTCGAAAGGCATGACCTCGTACCCGCTATCAACATCGAGCGGGACAATCTGGAACGAATTTTCAGCGATCGACGCGAGAATAGCCAGCGCGCTTAGATGGGTTCCTGAGCCGTCCTTGTAATACGCGGCATTATTCGGGTCGAAATTGAGCCAGCCTCCAGGAGCTTGGAGCTCCATCGCGACATGGCCCTCGTCAGTTCCTGCCCACGGCGCAACAGGCGGCGTCATGGTCAGGTAGCGAACGATGCGAGAGTTGATGCCGCGCCCCGCCAGGATATAGCGGCAAAAGCCGACCGTTGGCCCGCAGCGAAGACGCAGCTTGCTCGTCTTAGCCCTGGCCTCAAGCTGGGCGTTGGTTAAGCCCTCATCGGTCCGGCCATGCACGCAAAGCCACGATAGAGCCGACATCAGAGCGTAGATATCCGACCCGTAGACGATGCGGTTCGTTGTGTCGGTATTCACCTCAACCCAACGGTGAAGGCCCTCTGTGGTGCAGTCATAGGACGTCGCATTATAGCCGTAGCAACCGGGCGCCATCACTAGGCTCGACCCGATTGCAGGCGATGGCGCAGCCGTCATCAGGTCCACCGCCCCGGAAGGGGTGAAGCGAGCAGCGTAGGTCATAGTGGCCTCGTCAGGCGCCGGAGATCTGGTAGAGGTTGAAGGTCGAGTTGGGCGGAGTTGCCGAGGGCCAACTGTTGGTCCGAGAGCCGCCAGAATTCTGGTAGACGCGCATGTCGAGCGTATCGCCGTTGGCGACCCGAACTGTGGCAGTCTGCGCGCAGAATGAGCCAGATACGGTGACCTGCTGGACGTTCACGCCGTTCTTGTAGAGATAAGCTTGCGTGGTGGTGGCCGGGCCGCCTGTCTGGCTGGGTGTATAATATTGATTACAGACCCATACGCCCGCGGTCTTTGGCCCGATGGTGACAATCCCCCCAGACCCGAAAGAGGCGTCGGACGCCTTCGAGGCGGAGACTGTGAAGTCGTTGATACGGGTGATCGTCGTGTTCGCGACGCTCTGCGTGCCCGCCGTCACCATCTCGAAGAAATTGAGCTGCGGCGCGGTGCCCGAGGCATTGATGCCCGCGACCATGTCGCTGGCGAGCGGAACCATGATACGGATCGAGGTGCCATCGTAGCGCGTCGGATAAAGCACGCCGGAAACGACATCCCCGATCGCCGGGTCCGTGCCGTCAGCCTTCTTGATCCGCTTGTTGCCGAGGCTTGAGACGTTCGCGTTGACCGTCGTCGAGGTGTTCGTCGCCGGCGCCACGATGTCAAAAGGCAGGCCGGCGGCATAGGCGAGCGGGGCAAGCGAAGGCCCGACAACCCAGGCATTCGCCGTGCCGGTGGCGACGGCGTAGTTCATGCCTTTCTGGATGGCGTAGGCGAGTTGGTTGAGGACGTTCTCGTCGGGCGTCAGACCAGCACCTGAAATGGCAGCGACGATCTCGCGCAGTGGATGCTCGAAAGCTGCAGCTGGGGGAATCGATCCTTGCACGCCGGTAGACGGGTTGCCGTTGACATAGGGCGCGTTCGGGTCGCCTGACCCGTACGGTGCTACATATTTCATGCGGAATGCTCCGGACGTCAGGGCGTACCGGTCATGGGACCGAGCGGGTCCATGCCGGTGTAGTCGAAGAAGACTTCAGTGTGCGCCGGCTTGAACCGGCGGATGAGGCATTCGAGATCGGTCGCCAAGCTGATGCGCAAATGCGGGTCGACACCCGCCTGCCCCACGCCGGCGCGGAACCAAGTGAGCCGCGCGGCCGCCAGGTGGATGTTCCAGTAGTAGCGGACCTCAACTGGCCCGATCTCCCAACGGAAGTCGCCGGATTCGTCGCGGGTGTCGCCGACCTGCGAGGTCCCGGCCATGAAGGGCGCGTGCTCGGTGATCCTGATTTCGTAACCGAGTGACGCGGCCAGACCGATGAAGAAGGCTCGCGACTGGCCGCCGAGCATTGTCAGCCGCGCGACCAGCGCTCGCTGCCGATCACCAATGGTCAAAGGCTCCGCGACGCAGGTGTCGGGCAGGCCTGCCATCCGTTCCCAGTCTTCGAGCAGCTCGATCGTCGAACGGGGGTCGCTCTCTCGCTCCAGCAAGTCGGCGGCGCGGCTATCGACCCGGGCGCCCCAGACCTCGGCGAGGCCGGCGACGAGGCCCATGAGCGCACTGTTCGTCTCGCGCGGCCAGGCCGGACCACGTGGGAGGAGAGCAGCCAGCGCCTCAGCGTATTCAGCCCCGCCGCGCCGGACGTGCTGGTCAGACATAGGTCACCGTGCCAGGCACCGCGATATGGCCCTTTGACGGCATGAGGTGGTCCGTCATGATCAGGTCGAAGCTCTCAACACCGGCCGCCGACAGCACCGCCGCGCTCACCCACTCGCGATGAATAGTCTGGGCATCCTGCGCGACACCGTTCAGCGCGTAGGCCGGGCGGGCGCGCTCATTCAGCATGACGGCGACAGCTGCCTCCAGATTGAAGCGGGTCTCGGCGCTGTCGAAGACCAGGTTGTCGATCGTGAAGTTGATCGGCTCGGGTATCGGCGCCGCGACGAAGAGATCCTTCACTGTCACCGGCCGAAGGGCGTCGATATGCGCCTGCACCGCCGCGACATCTCCGGACAGCGGAAACCCGTCGTTGCTGGCGCGCAGCTCGTCCATCATGAAGCGGACGGTCACACTTCCCGCCCCCATTTCCATGGGCGATGTCCACGCGCGAGTGACGCCCGGCACCTCAAGCGCCCAGGCGACATAATCGTCAGTATCGCCGCCCATTGGCGGCTTGCGGATCCGATCGAGGATGCGACCGCGAAGGTCTTCGTCGTTCTCGGCATCTACACCGCCGGCGAGAGCCCCCACGCTGGCGGCTGCATCAAGCCCTGGCACGGCAGTCGATACCGAGAGCGCGGCGCCTGCTGACTGGTTGCCGATTACGCCAGGCGTGAGGGCTCTGATAGCTACGGAGGTCGCGGTTCCAGTCAGAGTGACGCCGCCCGTGGTCTCGTACTCCGTCCCAGCATTGGAGGTCGTCAGTCTCGTCCCGATCGGCACGACGGTTCCGGCTGTGCCGATCAGCAACGCGGTGCCCTCGGCGAACGTCGCCGCTTTGCGCCCGCCGAGCCAAATCTGACCGAACCGGTCGAGCCATTCGCGCTCGGCAGTATCGACCATCAGCTGCTTGGCCAGCCAGTCGAGATACTGCAGCGTCAGAGCGGCGAGGCCAGAATTCGCATCGCTGAGCACGCGCAGGACCGAGTTCGGAACCGTGGCGTCGGCGCCGGGGAGGTTCGCGGCGATGAAGTCGCGATTCAGCGCTCGCAGTTCAGCGAGTGTCGGGGTCGTCCATGGCATGCGGGATCAGGCTCCGATCTCGTTCCAGAGATCCGCGTAGCGAAGAGAAATGGCCGGGAGGCTGCCGCGGTAGATGATGGCCTCGACGTCGATCCTTCCGACGTCGGTGCGCTCGGCGGTAACAGCGACCGATGTTGCGATCAGCCGATCGACGAATGGCTCCAGCGCTTCGCGGACGAATTCCTCTGCCTTAGCGATGATCGATCCGGATCGAGCCGCCGGTCCCGTGATTTTGTCCCGGGCCATCAGCCAAAGCCGCGTCCCAATCGGCCAGCCGTCGTGGATCGTCTCGGCGTCGAGATCGCCCCACCAACCGCGGCGATCGGGATCATTCGGGTCAGGCAGTTCGTCAGCGACGAGCGCCAGCCGATCGGTGCCAAGCGCCACCGTGACCGCCGTCGCTAGCTCCTGCGTCGCGTCGAGCTCGCCTATCGGCGTCATGAGCCAGTCTATCGTCACAACCTCGTCGGTCGCGATCTGGATGATGCGAATATCGGTCATGCCACGTCCACGAGAGAGCTGAAGCCAACGGCAAGCGGGTCGCAATGTGGCGGGACCGGGCATGCCGCATCGGCCGCCGCATGGTCTCCCGCCACGATCACCCCCTTGCCGTTGATTGTCAGCCAGGGGTGGCTCGTGATCAGCTCCCCGCCCCCGTCAGTGTTCGGATCACCATCAACCGCCCACAACTTGCCGGCGATCGTGACGTGCGACTGGCCGGCAGCGATCGTTGCCGCGCCGCAGACGCGAGCGTCTCCTGCGCGATGAGCCTTGGCCATCAGAGCGATAGAGCTCGGCCTTCAGAGGCCGGGAAGAGAGGATGGATCACCTTGTTCTCGTCCCTGACCTCGTCGGCGCGGCTGGCCTCCCCATAAAGCTTCTGTGAGATGGCCAGCGTCGGCAGCGAGCGAGCAAAGCGATACGGGACCATCTGCGGCAACGGCCGGGCCCGCTGGCTGAGATCACGCGTGACCGCAGCGTGGAGCGAGACCATGTCTCGGTAGGCTTGCTGATCTCCGGAGTCGGCTGCGGCATCGAGAGCAGGATCGAAGGCGG